TTCCTCAGAGAAGAACGGCTTCCCGTCCGGGAAGTATCTGTCTTTGAAGAACTGTGCGACAGGGTAATACTGCTTGACAGCGTCAATCAGCTGGTGTGTATCTGTAACCATTTTTCTTTTCCTCCTATCACTTAAGCACGATTCCGACCTTGCGAAGTTCTGCGACATCCGCGTCGGTCAGATCTACATCAGTTACAATCTTGTTTGCCTTGAGGTTGCCGGCGGTAAATACCGATACAACGACCTCTGTGTCTGTGGATACGAACGGCTCATCCTCTGCGACGATAGCGCACGGTACACCGCTTGCTGCGTGTACGGAATAGGTAGCCGCTCCTGTGGAATTATCAAACTCCACATCGATGACCTGACCCTTTTCGATCTTGCCGTCTGCTGATGGAGAAATCGCGAGTGTTACCGTGCCGTACTCGACCGGTAACTCCGAATCGTAGATCAGGTTATTGGGTGTCGCAACCTGCGACTCATTCAGCTGAACCATGGTTCTTTCCCTCCTTCTTTGCATTTACATACTGAGCCATCATCTGGCCTTCGTTGTTTGCCGGCTCCTCGGCGGGCTGCGTGCCAACAGCATTGGCAGGTTCCGCATCCTCCAGTGCCGCAGTCATATACTCGCTGCGACGGAGCTGCTCGTTTTTCATCGCCTCGTATGCCATTGTTTTGGCATCGATACGGTTCTCGCCGTACTTCGCTTCCTCCAGTGCCTCCGGAGTAACGCTTGAAGCGATCTCGTCCAACTCTTTCAGTCGAGCGTTCTCATTGGCAATCCCTTCCTCTCTGGCGGCGGTTACCAATTCGTCAAGTGCAGCGTTGACCCCATCGTTGATCTTCTGATCAAGCTCTGCCTGAGCCTCGGGGTTAGCTGCGAGAAATTCGTCGAGCTTCATGTCTCTACCTCCATTCTCTTTTGTGTTGATAGTTTCTGTATTCTGAAAGGCGTCGCCGCCATTTTCAGCAATTGTGCCGCGCAAATTCTCCATATCTTCGATGGTGATCAGTGACTCTCTGAATACCTCCGGCTTTTTGATCATCTGCAGGAACTCCTTTGCTTTGTTCGGTGAGATGATCCCTGTCTCTGCAGCTGCAACCAGTATCTCGCCAGTCGGCTCTCCGTGGATCCAACCGTCTGCGAATCCCTGATCGATTGCTTCCTGTGGACTCATCCATGTATCCTTATCCATCATCCGCTGGAGTTCTTCCGCGGTTTTGCCTGTCTTTCGCTGATAGACATTGATCAGACTCTTGTTGAACTCTTTCAGCACCTTTGATTCCTGCGCCATATCACGATAATCACCCTCAGCCATTGACTGTGTATTGTGAATCATCATGATTGAGGCGTCTGCCATCAATGTTTCATCTGCGCCACAGGCGATGATGGAAGCCGCGGATGCAGCATAGATTACATTGGCTGTGATATGTGCCTTGTGCGACTGAAGAATTTCATAAATCTCGAATCCCGCTGTACACAGTCCGCCTCCGGAATTGATTTCGAGCGTTATCTCTTCGTCGCCTGCCTGTTCTAACTGGTCGCTGACGGTCTTCGGAGCACAACACTCCATTCCGAACCACTCATAGACCTCTGCCAGGTCGTTGCTCACGATCGGGCCTTTGATGTTGATCTTCATCTGATTCCTCCTCCGGCTGCAAGTCAGCCATTAGTTCATACTCGTGTTTCAAGGTTCTTACATTATCTTCAAAGCTGCTGCCGTTGATTGCGGCGGCTTCTTCTTCGTGTGTTGATAACCCTGCGTCAATTCTCTTAACTGCTGCCTCGACTTCTTTGGTCGGATCTAACGTCCCCGGTGCAGGTCCAGCCCATGAGCAATTCGTGTAGGCTTTTTTAATTAGCGGATCATTGAAATATCCGGGTGCTGTGATTCGCCCTTTCGACACCGCCTCAGAAAACCATAAATCGTATATTTCCTGGCAAAAGTCGTGAACAAACCATTTGCGCCTCATACGGAAGGCTTTCCAACTTTCTGTCAGTGCTCCCTTTGCTGCTGAATAGGATGCGCTGAACTTTTTTTGAAGTACTTCCGGTGCGATCTCCAAGGCAGCTCCTACATGAACACTCATCGCCTGAATAAACTGTTCAAAGTTGCCGGTCGGATGCGTGGCCTGCATCGCCTTTACATCCTCACCCTCCTGCAGGAAGTGAACGGATGCGCCTGTCGACAATACCATCTCATCATCTTCGCGCTCCGGACCTGTCGCTTCTTCAAGGTCGTCTCCGGTGTACGCTCCGATATCATCGCCGGTCTCTGTGGTGATGAATACTGAGAAAATTGCTCCGATAACCGCTGCCGTTATCTCGGCTTCGGTATATCTTGTAATCTGTTTCAGCGTCTCAATGATCGGTGCCAAGAACGGCACACCTCGATACTGGTCGGCACGATCGGCATTGTATATATGCAATATGTTTGGATTTCCTGTCTTTTTCCCGCGCTTCTCGATGCGAGTGTGTGTTACCTTCCCGAAACTGTCTCCCGGAAACTTTGATGATATATGATATGCCACGACGCGGCCATTCTTGTCGATCTCCACGCCGTTGACGATTCGGCTTCCGTCTTTCTTGTTTTCCGTTTTATAGTCACCGCTCGAGGATCCAGGCGTTGATATCCTGTCGCCTTCGACAAGCTTTAATCTCAGCTGATATGGCATCCATGGCTTTTGTGATCCGTAAAGGATCAGACAAAACTCTTCGCCGTTCCTGAGCCAGTCGGCAAACGCAATTTGCTGTAACTCGTAGAAGTTATTCTGATCGTTGTTGTCGCAAAGTGTTGTTTCAGCCCAGAGAGAAAACTCTTTGCGAATCTTGTTCTCGAGATTGGTAGCTTCTTCCTTGGTTATCCCCAAAAAATCAAAGTCAATCTTTGGCTTCGGAACCAGCCCTTCACCTACGACATTCGTTCTTGTTGAGTTGATAGCCGCCGCACCGAGGGCGGAATTCATATACAGGTCACGGCTTCGCTCTCGGAGTGTTTTTCTATTTTCTTCGATGTCACGCTCCGGTGAGCCTGAGTCCGATCGCCAGCGTTTGGTTGCCGGGCGATTGTGCGATGCGCCACCGTGTGAATATCCGGAATTTGTTATCAGACCTGCAGCATCCTGAACCGCTTTAGTCGCCAGCTTGTTCTTCTCTGCCTGAAGTCTTGCTGCCGTCCTACGCTCTTCCGCTGCCGGAGATATAACTCCGATCATACTGTCAATAAAACCCATCTCTTACCTCTCAATCATAAAAGACCGGACGACCCACCCGTCTCTTTGTCGTACCTCTGGTTTCAAGTGCTTCCAGCTCTGCTTGAAGCTTAAGGATCATCTCCTGCACATCTTCCAAATCTGCACGTGTGAGAGACCTTGATCCGATGCGATATTCCTGTGCATTCAGTATCTTTTCCTCGGCTTCAAGGTATAACCCCAGTCGAAATCTTGTCTGTTTTATCCTCTGAGTCACTGTCTCTGTCATAGATCGCTCCTTATTGTTCTGCGTCGTTTCCTCGGTTTTCGTTCCTCGGCTGTCTTGGTTGTATAGTTCACACCTTTTTCAATCTTTGCTTCCAGTGCGTTCCAGTCCGGATCCCTCAACATACAGCAAGCGAGGTTATAGTTAAATAGATCAAACGGCTCATTGGCTGCACCTCTCGGCTTTTTCCATTCCGTCTTTAGCGCACCATGTTTCATCGTTGTGATCTTGTGCTCACAGGTTAGACCGTCATAGTAGGCTTCATCGTATCCTCTGCCTTCGTCGGACGGGAAATGACAATAGCCTTCCCCCGGTGTTGTTATGGTCAGGCGGTTGACAATCATCTCTTTTCCTGCGTTGACACCGAGGATCTGTAACGGGATGAATCCTTTCGTCAGTTTCTTTCCGCTTTTGGAAATCTCAGCAACCTCCGCCTTCGATGCTCTGTAAAGCAGTTTGATTCCTTCTTTGTTGGCATATCCCTTGATGGGATATATAGTCATACCTTTATCCAGAAGGTCTCTACAGTGCTGATACACCGCCTCGGTGTGATTGCCGCCGGTATCAATTGCCGTTGCAGCTACACCAATTTGTCTACCGTCTTTATATGTCAGCGTCTGGTTCAGGTATTCCTCCAATTGATCCCAGACGGCATTTTTCTCAATGTCTCCATATATCTCTGTTTTGTATATTCCCCACGTCTCAAACTCTCTCGCCCAGCCTCGAATTTCAACCTCGAATCTGGTATCCTGCACATCGACCGCTGCCGTGAGTAGAATCACGCCATCGGGTATCTCGCATCCGTATTCTTCCGCCCGCTCTTGGATATCCTCCTTACTCTGTGCCTTATCATCCACACGGGTGTCATCCCAGACTTCACCGAGTTTCAAGTTGTAAAATGTCTGCAGGTCTGTGGTGTCGTGAAATTTCTTTGCTTTCTCGACAGCTGACCGAAAGGCATCGATCAGATCTTTCCATTCAACCCACGGACTCGCCAGCGCATTCAGGTGAAAGCTTCTGCAATTTTCCGCTTCCGGATTGCCGACGATCCATCTATGATTGGACTCTTTCCAGAACTTCTCTTCTGTAATCTCTCCGCAATCGACACATTTCATTCCGACTGTTTCAAAATCCACCCTATCCCAGTCATACGGTTGAAAGGTTCCACAACACGGACACTGTACACACCATTCTTCCTGTGTACCTTTCAGGAACTCCGGTCGGATCTTGGACTCGGACACCGTGGTCGGTGTTGAGCTCTTGAAGAACTTTTTATTCCAATATGATGTTGCTCTTTCCTCTGCCAATCTCACAGGGTTTCCCTCGCTGCCCGCTGATTCCGGGAATCGGTCAATCTCATCCATCCACACTATGCGGATCGGGAATGAGTTGAGGCTTGCCGGTGAATTTGCTCCGGATAGGATCATGTACCCGCCGGCATATTCTTTATATAAAATGGTGTTGTTTGAATTTCTCGCTTTCGCGTCTGCAATCTTGCTCTTCAGCTCCGGCACCTCGGATATCATATTGGAGAGCCTTGACTTTGAAAACTTCTCCATCGTCTGTATCGTTGGCATCACCATCATCTGAGTGGATGGTTCGTGATCGATGAAGTAACCCATCCCTGCGAGGATGATCGCCGTCTTTCCGACCTGAGCTGACGACATGATCACTACATCTCGTACATTCGGGTCCGTGATGGCGTTCATCACTTCTCTTTGATATGGTGCGGTGTCACAGGAAAATCTACCGCTGACTGCTGACCCTGCCGGCAATACCATATGCTCTTCCGCCCACTCTGATACCGTCATTCTCTCTTTGGGTCTTAAGCATCTTGCCAGGCTTGCTATAAAATCAACTGTCTTTTTCCTCATTCTCCATCACCGCCGTTACCTCGTCGTCGGATATCTCGATATAATCATCTGACCGGAAGTCTTCGGCGTTATACTCTGATAACTCCATCAGTGCCTTTTCGATCTCGATGTTTAGCAGACTCTCGACTTCATTTTTGCTTTTACCTTCAATGCGCGGCGCAATCTGTGATGGGATAGCAACCAGTTTTGATTTCATCTTTAAGAGCATATCTGTTACGACTCGCTCTACATCCTCGGCCTTATGAACCTTTCCTTCCATCAGCTCCAGTTTGATCTCCGTGAGCTTTGTCTTCAGGTGTTCATGTTTGGCTCGTTCCACATCGATGTGCTGAACCGGATCGTTGATGAAATCTCCATAGGATCTTTCGATCTCTTCGTGTCTGGCATTCTGTTCACGGAGTTGCTTGTTCCACTGGATTAGGGAAGGGATGACTGCATAGCGTCCATGTGCTACACGCTTCATTGTTCCTTCCTCTGCCAGTTGTGAGAGTCGACGAGTGGTTACTGCGCACGCTTTCGCCATCTTGCCGGCCGTCCAAGTCACTTCCGCATTGACATCCACCTTCTCCTCGACAAGTTCCGCTGCCTGCTGTTCCTCTGATTGAGGATTATCGGCGACCGTCTTTTTGCGTCCTGTTGTTTTCGGCTTTGATGCCTTGTTTTCCGTTGTTTTCTGCTTGTCGATTTCCGATTTTCGGACTGCCTTTTTGGTCTGTTTTTTGGGTGCTGTTTTTGGCGTACCCGTCAACGCCCGAGATTTCGCCATTTGTAGCCCCTCCATTTTTAAAAACTGCCCCGCTGCCCCGAAAAACCGTCAAAATTTCGGAAACGGAAATGCCATATTTTTTTGTTTATACCTACCCACATTTTGGGCTCTGTGCGC